ACTACGGCAAAAGGGCCCGTAACTTTAGGGGTGAACAATTCGATCTATACCTTTACACCCGGCGCCTCTGAATATCTTGGAGGTAAGAAAGGTAAAGATACCCTGACATTTGAAATCGTATCAAATAAGGTCGGGCCGGTGACAGCTGTATGTTTTGTCGACGTATCAAGTCGTAAGGGATCAACTGATACTTACAGTTATAACCTTGCAGGTAAACATTTTCTGAATGATAGTTATACAACCATAAATAATCAGGCGGCTAAATACGCTGATTTAGTGGTTGCTGATACCCTAAATGCTTCCGAAAGGGATAACAATAAGTATTACAGATATTTCCGTATGACGCTGGCAACAGACAATAATTGTGCCGCTACGGATAGTATTGTTTTTTCTGCGATCAGTTTCAAGGTCATGGAGTGGTAGTTAAATGATGATTGAAGGGAGCAGACGTAAAATCCCTGCTCCCCTCTTTTAAAAACTCAAAAGATGTTAAAAAGAATAAGGTTTATAAAAGACGAACACTATCCAAACGGACGGGTAGATAAAAAGGGAACTGAAAGGTATGTTACCAGTCGGACGGCTCAGTTACTTATTGAATCCGGTCACGCTGAATTGATCGGACAGGAAACTGAGATCATTGAGCCGGAGCCGGAAAAGAAACAGGAAAAGGCACAGATAATAACCAAAGAGGAAAAGATTACCCGTAAACGCAGGACAAAAAAGGTTAAGTAATGGAACTTGTCGTATTATCAAAAGACATTGAGGAGCCGGTAACTGTTGACGACGTTAAAGCGTTCATGGGTTATCCTTCATCGGATCAGGATGCGATAATCTTCCGTATGATCCAGACGGCCCGGCAATGGCTCGAAAACAGATGTAGCCTGTCAGTTGTCAACAAACAGTATAAAGCATATTTCGAAAAAGAGGATGCTGTTGACGGCTTTTACGAGTTACCTATCGTACCCGTACAGCCAATCCCTGCAATAACTGTTTCCGTTTGCGGCACCTCAACAACATTTGAACAATACGGCTTGAAACGGGTACGGATTGCACCTGATAAGTTAATTGGCACCATTGCAATAGGAGCAACAGCAGAGATTTATTATGTTGAGGTGATCTTTAATGCCGGCGAAAAGAACTTAACGGCAAATGAGATCATTAAACGGATAGTCTCGACAATGTTCAATCAGCGAGAGGATGGCGCCGGGGAAGGGGTACATGAAGGGCGAATACCTTATGACACATTAAGACTTATTGAAACAATTGACCAGAATACAGGATTTTGAAAACAGGACGGTTAAATACAAGTATTTCTATTTATGAGCTGACTTCGACGACGGACTTTTCCGGTGATGTGTCTGAAGTCTGGACGCTGGCAGGGACAGTTAGGGCAGAAGTCACACAACTTGACGGATCACGCTTTTTAAATGTTACAGAACTGGTTGATAGGGTCATTTATAAGATCGTAACCTGGAATAACAATTATGCAAATAATTTACGGGTTGTTTACGGATCACTGACACTTTATCCGATGCGGCCACCAACAATTAATACAGATCGATCAGGACGGGAAGTAATAACTATTTACGGAGTAACAAAGCAATGATAAAAAGCATTCAGGTAGAGGGTATAGAGGAGTTAAAGGCAGACTTTCGAAGGTTCGGAAAGGAATCTGATAAAGCTATTAAACGTGCTGTTGATCAGACTGCGCAGGCTATCGAAACAGATGCAAAGCATAAACTAATAAATGACAGCCATATAATAACCGGCCGTCTGGCTGCTAGCATACACGGAGAATACAAAGACGGGCAACGATATAATTACAAAGACAATAAAGGAAACTCTTATGACGGGTCACTTAATGAAAAGATCGGCAATCTGGAAGCGGTTGCGGGAACAAATGTTCATTATGCCCCATACATAGAATTTGGAACAAAATATATAACCGGGGATAGTTACCTCGGCCATGCAGCATTGAAACAGGAAAAGAAATTTAAAGACAGGGTTGAAAAGGAACTTAATAAACTGATAACTGAGGCAAGTAAATGAGCACGGCGTCCGTAGATATAAGTTATGACCTGATAGACGGCATCTATGATGTACTTTACGGCAACGTAATCTATGAATTGGAAACAATTCCGGTTTATAAGTCAGTTCCCAAAACACCTGCATCGGTTTATGTATTGATTGGTGAGGTACTGGGAAGTGAGGACGGTACAAAAGACGGGTTTCTGTATTTCGGGACAGTTCAGGTTATTGTTGTTGATGAATCTGCTCACTGTGCAGACCGCAAACAATCCCAGGGCATCCTTGGAGTAGTCCGGGGACTATTAAAGGCAACCAAACCGGTTACATTCACCTGCGGGAGCCGGACACTGGTGGTATTCTCGCATGAATCACTCGTCCCGGTCACTGAATATGCTGATAATTCGATTATAAGAAGCAGACTTATAGATATTTACAATTACGTTCTTGAATGAAATAATTTTAATTAAAATAATATCTTAATAAAAAGATTATGAGCAAGTTAAATGGAACACTTTGTGCAATCATTTCTGGATCAGATAAGCTCCTGCATATAGATAATTGCACACTTAATGTAAATGTCAATCTCCCTGATGCCTCGACAAAGGAATCATCCGGCTGGGCTGAACACATCAATGGACAGAGGGATTGGGAAATAACTTTTGACGGCAAATATGATGAAACCGGTACGGGGATCACGCCTGACGAGATTCTCGCTGCAATCATTGCACGTTCGGCAGATACGGCTATGAAGTTTACTACCGACGGGGCCACAGGTGCTGCAGGTTGGACAGGTAATGGGACCTACCGGAACTTATCACTTGCCGCGAATATGGAAACTCCGGCTACGTTCTCAGGGTCGATCAAGGGTAATGGGGCACTGG